GATGTCATCGATTGACGCAAGGCTACCCTCCTCAAATGATTTGCTACCACCAGGTGCTTTTCTCAGGTGTGAGATAAGACCCAGCCATACGTTATGTTTCTTGGTAATCTTAAGTAGATCACTCATTAGTTTATCTACCGCTTCGTTACCACCCAGTCCTTCAGATCCTTCAGATACTGCAATAGTAATGTGATCCAGGATAAGATACTTGCAACCCATGAGTGCCATGTATTCAATCTTATCCAGTAAGGAAGTGTCTGAGCAAGATCCCTGATGGTCAAGTAGTACAAGCCTTTCATCTTTGAAGACTGCATCAAATCCTTTTCGCTGCTCTTCATCTGTGAGACTCTTAAGGTCCACGCTAGACCGCTTGAGTTCCATGCTGATAAACTTTTCGGCAGTATCTCCAACACTTTCTTCGAGAGATATAAGTCCAACCTTATCGTTAGTCTTAGCCAGTAAGTCAAGAGCGATTTCTTTAATGACAGTAGACTTACCGCTGCCAGTACCGGAAGTAAACAAAGTAATTTCACCATGTCGTATACCATTTAGTTTATCGTTAAGTCCATCAAGACAGTCAGGATATGGAATACTTTCAACTGACTGGCGTGCTTTGAACTGTTCCCAGATTGGTTCGCCAACTACGATACCAGCTGGAGACCAGGTCTGTGCATCCCAGTAAGCTTGAAGTAATTTAGAAGAGCCATGCTTTAGTAGTTCATCTGATGGATCTTTCTCTATTAGCTTAGCAACTTTACATCTACCAGCACCAATAATCTTTGCTGCTTTCTCGGCTGCTGCTTTGCCAGCTTCATCTTGATCGAAGAATAGTACAACAGTTTCAAAGCGTCGGATAAACGACAGCTGATCAAGTAATACTCTAGTACCTGATGCAGATGGAATGGATACTACAGGAAATACTTTGTTATACTTATCGTAGAACGCTTGAGCCATTGCGCAAGCATCTAGTTCGCCTTCAGTAATTACAAGAGACTTACCACCCATAGCTTGTGCTTGGCCGAACAGTTCTGTATTACTGAAGTCTCCGTGTGTACGGAAGTCTTTAGGTAGTTGGCGTTCTTTATACGCTGTGATCCTACCATCTTTAGTGTAAGGGTAGTAGTGAGAACCTCCGGAACCGTCAGGGTTTACTGCCATCTTAATTCCGAAGTGATCAACTACTGGCTTTGAAATACCTCTACTTGTAATAGCAAAGCTGTTGAGGTCTGCAATCTCAGCTAACCTAGTAGTTGAGGTTGCTTTAGGTAAGGCATTGAATTCATTCATATCTTGTGGTACTTTCTTTGTTGAATAGTTACATGAGAAACAGTGTGCGCCGTCATCGTAGATAGTAAATGCATCTGATGAATCACATTTAGGGCATTCTGTTTGTACGTATCGTGTCATCTCCATAGCCTTTCTTCTTTAGCTTGTCTGATTTTCTGCCGCTTCAAAGAGCTGGCCTGCTTTTTCCGCAGTCTCTGTACCTTCCTGTACTTTTGATTGTGGAACTCTTCCCACTCGGACGTAGAGGAACTCTCTTCCTTTGGGGACGATGGTTTTGTGTAGTTCTGCATGATATACCTTGTTGTCATTGAACTCCTCGAAGATACCTTGGTATGTATCGAGGAGTGGTTTAATTACATTATCAATATCAGCTGCTCGATTAGAGAACCCCGCTACAATATAGAAGGTTACTTGATCATCACCGAAGGGCCACTCGACCCCTCGGATTTCATCACGCAGTTCATTCTGATAATCAAGATACACTCTCTGCTTGATCGACTTGTTGCGGTAAGTCATGTTGTTCGCTGACAGTGGCTTCACCATAAAGGTGTGTTCTAAGATCGTCATATTCCTTCCATGATGTTAGCATCTTAAGTAATCGATAGCTAACTTCTAATTGTTTCTGGGAACCGCCATGACCACGCCATGCCGCTTTAACTCTATTCCATCTACGTTTTTCAGGTACACCCTTGAGAATCTTCTCAGCTTTCTTTGGGCCAATACCTTTAAGACCTGGAATATTATCAGCACTATCACCAGTCAAACACTGAAGCATTAACCTTAGATGACCTTCGTCATCATCGATAAACTGCCATGTGTCTTTACCGTAGTTGTAGTGGTTGCCTGGTATCTGCAGTAAGTCTTTATCAATACCACAAATAACATATTGATCTTCGTTATCTCTGGCTTCATATGCCCAGATAGCTACAAGATCATCGGCTTCCATACCGTCTGAAGCTATTGCTCCTTGATCTAAAGAGTATCGATGTAGGAAGTTAAGCTTATCTTTAATCTCTTGATCAAGGTCAGGACGATGTGCTTTGTATTGTGTGTACACATCCTTCCTAAAGTTATCTTTACCTTTGACTGCGTAGTACGGCGTAAAGACTTGGCTGTCATCAAACAAGTTGACAAGCTTATTCTTTACGGTTAGTTCCATCTTCCTACAAAAGTTATCGTAGTTCTTTCGTAGATCAGATTCATTCTTAGATCCATACGCTACCTTAAAGAAGATAGAGTCTGCATCTACTAACATGTTTAGGTTACTCATCTTGTACTCCATATTGCTTCAACACCCCAAATGCGATCGATTTCTTTTCGATACATGGGATTATCTGGATCATCGTATATTGGATTACTAAAAGCAACACACTCTTTAACGATGTGACCTTGGCTAGTATGATAACACTTGACCATGTGAAACCATTCACTAGGCGTGTAGCCTTCAGGTTTAGGATGGGCAGTAACATTATAGCCAGGGTTAGCTATTGATTTACTAGTGGACAGCTGCATAGTTATCTCCAATCGAACCTTCACCAGCCATGATGTTAACACCAACTTGTTTAGGTCCTTCAGCAAATGAATCAGTAAGGATTTGTAGTACACGATCAGCATCTTTATCTGCAACAGACCAGGCTACTTCGTCATGATAGTATAGACGAGGTTGTGCATCAAGACCTTCTTCTCTAATCTTAGAAATCTGATAAGCAACTGCAGACTTAGTTGTAATTGCTTCACATGATTGCAACAGATAGTTAAGAGTTTGGTATGGCTGAGGTGTATAAACACGTCGACCATCAAGTCCTGGAATGTAACCTTCAGTGCCTTGGCTAGAGGTCTTCTTCCAGATCTCTTCGATCTTTTCTTTAAGAACCTTTAGACCTGGTATTGCATCGCCATACTTATCGATAGAATCGTTACCAGCTTTAACAATCTTCTTACCTGTTAGTACTTGACCTAGCTTAGTAGGACCAGCGCCAAACAAGAAAGCATAGATCCATGTCTTAGCTGTTCTACGATCTGTGCCAATGATGTCTGCGTTGTACTGATGGATATCTCCAGACAAGATCTGGTGTGTCAAGCTATCAGAGTTAACGTAGTGTGCAAGAGATCTGAATTGGTTACCACTAGAGTCAGCACCAACAATCTTACGACCTGGCTCAGCTACAAGTAGTTCACGTAGTTCTTTACCCCAAGCTGCATTAGCTGATGGTAGGTTAGCGATTACTTCATGACGACAACGGAAGGTAGGTGTACCCACAATCCATAAACGACCATGCAATCTACCATCCTTTAGTTCACGGAACCAACCTTCGAGTACACCTTTACGTGACCGAAGTGTAGTCCATTCATCGATAAGCAAACCGTGTTCACCAACTTTAGCAAGAGATGTAGATGTTAGCTTAGGTGATTTCTTTTCCCAGCCATGCATACCACGTTCCATCTTCCAATCATCTGGTTCCCAGCCAATAGAATATAAATATTCTTTGACCTGTTCCATGTTACCGAGTGTTGCTTTAACAACCTCTTTACGTTGGAACTCACGACCTGCTGCAAGCATGTGTGTATCAGTGGTCTTAACATCTTTCTTAAAGTATTCGCCAAGCATCCGAGCTGTGGTTGCAGTGTACTCACCTTTCTTTGTGAACTTCGGTGTCTTAGGAATCTTGTCGATGTACTTAGTAATCGGTGGAAGGTTAGGTTCAACCGCAGCTTCAATAGTTTTCATGCGATTAATGATTTGAGAGAGTGTTTCTTTACCCTTCTCTATATCAAACTGCCAACCATAGTAGCGACAGTAAGCATCAAACTTAGCAGCTTCCATCTCACCACGTAAACCCTCACGGATAAGTGGTTGAGTAGCAGCAACAGCTGTTAGCTCTTCCATTAGTTTCTTAAAGATAACTGTGTTCAGTTGTACGTCACGCACACAGTAGGTCATCATCTCATCTGAGAACCCTGACCAATCTTCAAAGCTAAACTTAGAGTACTCTAAGTGTTGACCCCAACCTGCAAGACCATGCTTATGTGGTCTGCGATAGTTCAGTACTTGTGATGCAATCCATGTGTCGAAGAACTTCATATGGTACAGGTCTAACCCGTAAATCTTTAGAAGCATTAGCGCATCAAATCCGATACCATTATGTGCTACGAGTAGCTCAGCATTCTTAAGGACAGCTAAGCCATCTTTAATATTGCCGTGGTATTTATCAGAGTAGTCTGTGTATTTCATGATACGACCTGTATCAATATCTTCCATGACTAGACACCATACTTTAGTAGCGTCTAGTCCGTCAGTTTCAATATCAAATGTTAGTCTCATTGGTTTCACTTTCTAGCATATGCTGGTTGAGACATTTAGGACAGTGATCTGTGCCTCTATCAATCCACATTCTATAGTAACGTGTGGTGCATGATGGGCACTTAATTATTTCAAAAGGTAACTCAGTAATGTGATCAACATTACCCCTCATATGTTTGGGCAACTTGCCTGGCATTTACATAGTATCCTGCATTAAATTTAGATGGGCGCAGGTTCTTAAGGAAATCCATGTAAGGCAGTGTGCCTACTACATTAACTTCAACTTCATCGCCTGCTTTAAGGAGACGCTCTGGTCTATTAACCCACTCACAGAATACAAACGTCTCAACGTCTGTAGATTGCCAAGCAAGATATGCCATTTTCTTATGAGCAATGTTGTAGAACTTATCAATAAATTTGACATCAACATTACCATAGACCGGGGATACACCATCAACCTTCCAAGATTCATGATCATCCCACTGGTCTGTGCTAATCATATGGTACTCAAAGATTTCGCATTCAATATCTCTGATAAGTTGTTGTTCAGATCGTTGTCCTGCGTTATAAATCTTTGAACGCTCTACACATTGATCTACGAATTCTTGAGTTACTTTAATTTTCATTAGTCTTCCTTTCTTGGAAAGAGTCTTGTGAGGAAACCTGTAGTGTGCGTATGGTCCGGTCCAACCCATCCTGCAGGTTTAACAAGGTCAGGTAAACCGAGAGGATTGGGGCGCGTAGCTTTAACACCACGTTCTTTTGCCATGTTGGCTTCCATGACCTCAGCCCAAGCGCCAGCGGCGTCACAGCCGTATGCGTCAAGTGTACCAATGGCGATAACACATAAGTCGATAAGGCCATCAACAATTTCCTGAGCATCACCTTCTTCAAATGCTTTCTCTGTTTCATTTAATTCTTCTTTCAAAAAGTTAATTCGAAACTCTAAGAACTTCTTTAGGTTTTCGTTATTATCTTTAACAAGTTGCTTATCGACCCATTCATTCACGCCAAACTTAGCGTGCATATCCTGGATCTGATAGTGCCAAGGTAGTTCTGTGTTTACTATGTACATGCTTAATCCTTTAACAAGTATTTTAATGGAGGTTCGTATTTATATTCAGTAATCTCTAAGTCATCAGGGAGAAAGGAATATAAATCTGTTTGCGGTTTTAGTGTATACTTTGCAGGGTTCCAGCCAAGTCTACGACATTGCTCAGTAGCTGTATGTAGGTGCTCATCATATATGTGAGCATCACCTATTATCATCTTAACATTTCTAGCAGTGAGACCAGAAAGGCTGGCAAAGCAAAGAAGCATAGTAGATGCAAGTACCATGTCACTAGGAACTCCCACCATCCAGTCTCCTGATCTTTGAATCCAGAGTAGGTCAACTGATTTACCGTCAGACCAAAACTGATAGCTATGATGACAACAGGGTAAGCTAAGGTCTGATAGATGGTCTGGGCGCCAGGCACTAATAACCATACGACGGTCAGCGGGATTATTACGCAAGCTGCTAAGTACGTTTGCCATCTGATCGACGCCGTTGTAGTCAATCCAGGCATTGCCGTAGTCAACATTAAGGTTACCTTCTTCATCAGCCCAAGCATCCCAGTAGTTACAGCCAAATTGTTTAAAATCGTTAACATGTTTAGGTCCTCTTATCATTGCTGCATATTCACCGAGTACTCCTTTATAGAATATCCGGCGTGTGCTTAGCAACGGAAAGTGTCCGCTGCTTAAGTCAAAGTTTAATTGCTGGAAGGGTAACGAGTAAGTCATACCATTGCGACCATCTCGAGGTACACCATCAGCTATTATTCTTTTTGTTATATTAATGTATTCTTGTTCTACAAGCCAAGCCATATTAATCCTTGTAATCTTTGGGTTTGATTTCATTATTACAGACATAACATAGTAGCTTGCTAGCTATCTTAGTTAATCTGTCGGATATGTATTGTATGTTTAAACAGTGTTTGCATGTTATTGCTACTGAAACCATCCTAATTTTACTCCATTGTGTGCTATTATAAAGAAGCAAGCAACCATATGAGTTATTACCCATATAGTCCTTATGATTGCCGCGATGTCACTCTCTAAGTTATCATCAGTTATTTTACTACCGATAGTCTTAGACCATATTCGCCAAGCTTTACTCATTTCTTTTGATCTTTAGTATAAGTTAGTTTGAATAGCTCTGCTCGGCTTAAGCCTATGTCATCGAGTGTACTGTCAGATAGCTCATTTACTTGTCTTATTATTCTTCTAGTCCTACGCCAATCTATTACATAGCGTATGAACCTAGTTAGATAACTTTCTATTATTACTTTTTTCATTTGTATGCTCCCTCTTTCATGT